ATTGTACCACCAATAGAAACTAAAGATACTTTGTCTCCATTTTTAAAATTATGATCTGGAATATAAATTGCTCTTGGTGGAATTGATTTAGTAATATTACTACTTCCAGCAGTTCCAACTATTACACTACTATATGATGTTCCAATTCCAACTGAATTAGTTACATTTACATAAGCTATTTTTTCCTCATCTATATTTGTATTTTTTATTTCCTTACCAATTACTCTATAAGTAAAAGATTTTTCTAACCTATTTACTGTAGCATCAAGAGAATGAGATCCTCCTATGGAACCTGCTTGCATTCTTGAAACAGCATATCTATTATTAATTTTATCTAAACCAGTTATTAGTAATTTCTCATTGTCTATTTGAACTACATCATTAACTTTAAACACACCACTATTAGTTGGTTCATCAAATTTTACAAAAGTTGACACTCCTGTAGTTACCGTATTTCCAATTGCAACAGATACAAATGTTGATGTGGTATTTACTCCTATTTTCTGTAAACCTTGAATACCAAAATAAGAAGATGATGTTATTCCAGAAATTTCTACTACATCATTATTGGAAAAATTATGTATCGAGTCACTAGAGGCAGTAACAACATTATTTTTAACACTAAAGTTTAAATTATTAATGGTAGTTTCAATTGATTCAACTTTTTTTATTTCTTTTCCAGATATCTCTCCAACAAAAGCATCCACAAAAGGATCATTAATATTAATAATATCTCCAACTTTATAATCTTTACCAGAGTTAAAAGTAGTAATTTCTTTTATTTTTCCTGGCAAACTAGCAGTAACTTTCAGTTTAGGATTGGTGTTTAAAGATTCTGTTAATGTAGGATAATCTCTAAATTTTTCATTTATTCCCAATGGTGATACGTTTCTCTTATATTTTCCAGAATCAATGATTTTATCTGTTTGTTTGAAATCTATATCATAGTTAACAACATCAGTTTTATTTTGATGTAAAAACGTAGTGTATGGAAATTGAGAATTACCTACAGTATTTGTGGAAAAATAAGCATATGTTCCATCTGGAAAATCAGGTGTTTTACCAAATCTACCGTTAAATTGATCTAATTCACCATTTCCAGTATATTGATAATCTTCAACAAAATAACCATCTACTTTATCTGGTCTTAAGGAATTATCATTAATTACATCCAATTCATAACTTGAATTTAATCTAATAATACCTGCATCACCAGCTTCAACGTTCCCAAAACCATATGCTCCATATATTGGGTTTCCATCGTATGCCCATCCTAAAATAGGAGAATGTGATGATGGAGGAGATATTTCTGCATTACTAGCATCAATGTTATCGTTCAAGTTTTTTCTGTAATTAAGTCCAGGATAAAATGAAACTAATTTGTTTTCTAATTTAACTTCAGAAGCGACTTGAGCTGTATCTTTAAATGTCTGATTATCTAGTACAGCAGTATATCTTTTTCTTGCATTTAAATTCCATTTATGAATATTTGCACTTAACTTGCAATCTATTCCTGTAGGAATAACATTTATAATAGTCTCCTTATTAACATAATCCTTTCCACCATCAATAATGGTAACAGATTCTATTTTACCATTTAAAATGTTTGCTTTCAATTTAGCAAACTTTCCACTACCTATAACATCTAATGTTGGTGGAGAAGAATATCCACTTCCCTCTCTTGAAATTACAATATCTGATATTTTTCCATTTTGAACTATTGCTCTCAATTCAGCACCTTTTCCTCTTTCTATTTCTACTCTTGGTTCAAGCAAGTAGTTAGTAATAGTGCTAGATCCATATCCTGTACCACCGTTTTGAACAAATACGTTATCTAAAGATCCAGAAACTACTGGATACGCAGTAGCATTATAATACGATGGAAGTGTGGAAGTAACTAATCCTGCACTTGGATTACCTTTTATTTTGACAATAATATCTTGATATTTAAAAGTATGTGTTCCCACACCAACACTACCCAAATTTGCATATATTTTTTGGTTATAATTTGTATTTGTAATAGTTGTTGCAGTTCCTGCATTACTTAATTTAAATTTATTAACATCAACTACAGAGACTTTATATATTGATTCTGTAGATAAACCAGAGATAACTGTACCACTACAAAGATATTCAATTACATCTCCATCTTTAAATCCATGATTTTTTGCAAAGATATAATCATCATACTTATTAATGCCAGTAAATGTTGTTAAATTGTCTTGTATATTAAGTGGTGGGTAAATGTTAGAATCAACGACTACTTTTCTATTTTGATATTTTACTCCTTTTTCTAACAGAGATATTCGATCAACTATTTTTCTAATTTTTTTGGAGGTTAAAGTATGTGTTCCTGTTCCATATTCATTAAAATCTATCGTGTTAATTCCTACTAGAGCGTCACTTTTTTTAACAGTTAGTGAAAAAGATTCTTCGCTATTTTTTCGAATAAAATAAGTAGATCCTGATGTCAATCGACTTGTATCAAAACCAACAGCAGTAGATCCAATTCCAATTGGAGTTCCTGTTGTTGTATAAACAACCTCTTCACCATTTTCAAATTTATGAGGTTTATCCTCTCCATGAATAATAGAATCACTATCACGATCAACATTAGTTATTAGATTATTAATATCATTAAATGAGAAAGAATGTATAAAACCTCTCATATACACTTTCCCTACCAATGGTTCAACTAAAGTACTTGCATTTCCACCTGTTATAGCAACTTGAGGTGTATCTGCATAATTAAATCCAGGATTGATAACAACTATTTCAGATATATTTCCCGAAAAATGACCATGAAGTTTTGCTCCACTTCCATTCGTTTCACTAATTACTATGTTTGGTGGATTTACTATATCATAACCACTTCCTGAATTTTTTATTACAACATTATCAATCTGACCATAAGAAATAAAATCTTCTAAAATAGGAGAATATAATTCAACTCCATTCAACTGAACACCAACAGGACCAATTAATTTATTTTCCGATTCTCTAATTTCAGGTGTTTTTAATATTCTTTTAAAATGATTTTGATTTGATAAAGTATTATTGGCTAAAGCATTTGGTGTAATTGTACATGTAGTAATTCCAGCAAAAACTTGAGTAAATTCAATTTTTTCAATACCATAATGATCAAAACTAGATCCAGAATTACCAGGTTGTCTTAATTTAAAAAATACATTTTCTTTTTTAGCTTCATCTGGAATATCTAATTCAAATACTTTTAAAGATCCATCATTATAATCATATTCTTCCATTGGATCATTTACAGGATCTGATGGACTTGTACTGAATATTGGAATAATTTTACCGATTTCAACAGAACTTTCTCCTTCAATTTGATAATCTAAGTACAAATCTTCTCTTCCTCTTACATCTGGATGCTCACCACCATTATTACCATTTCCAACTTTTGCATGAACTTTTATTGTTAAAAATTTTCTGGCATCAAGTTTTTTCAATGTTGCAGACCTTTGACCAGAAGATGCACCAAAATATAAGTATGTCTGATTTATAATAAATCCACCATTATTACCAAGTCCATTTCCAGAATTTACTATTTGAGTTCCAGTTAAATTACTAAAGTTATCATTAACATTTGCTTGGAAAGTAACAATTGGATCTCCGCTTGGTGGAGGAATAAATCTTAAAAAATTACCCCTTTGTAATTCTTCATAAGTCACTGCTAATCTGAATGAATTGATTCCTACAACTGAAGTATAATACTTTCCAGATTTAATTTCATTTCCTTCAGTATCAGTTATTCCTATGGTTTCTGCTTCTTGTTCAAAAAATACCTCTTCACCATTTAAGAAAGTATGATTTGAATCAGCAACAAAAACTTCATTTACAACATCTTGTTCATATTCGTCAACTTTTACTGATCTATTTGTCGTTTGTATGGGATGTGACGGATATCCTGTAAAACTTACATAGGTATTACCAGAATCATCAACATAAGTATTTTGTATGTTGCTTAATAGATTTGGAGATAATTCATCTAAAGAAGAATCTGCATATGCCAGTTTTTTCTTAATTCTATGAGGTCTTATATTGTCTATAAGGGGTTTGTCAGCAGTTGCCAATAATAAGGTAATATGACCATTAATTGGATTTATGGATTGAATTGTAACATCTGAATGAACCACTGAAAATGCACCTGCTCCAGGATCACTTGGTTTAATTTTACCGTATCCAACAGGTTTTCTTTCTGTAACATCTATTTTTGCAATACTAAAAGAATTTGATTCAAGACTTTCTAAATCGATTAGAGTTGAAACTCTAGGTTGATTAATTGCAACAACATCTCCCAATTCATAATTAACACCAGGATTATTGACCACAACTTCCATTACTGCACCAATAGGATTTACCTCTATGATATCAACTGTCAAACCTGTACCACTTCCACTAGTTGTAAATGTGGGAACATTTGTGTCTATGGTATATCCACGACCTGGTGTGATAAAGGAAGAATTAGTTGCACCGTATATTCGGTCTTGTGTAGAACCCGCCCAATCAAATCTGATAATATCAACTTTACAACCTTGATATAAAAAATTATTTGGATCTTTAGTAGTAATAATATTTGTTAACTTTTCTTCGTCAAGAGTTTCTTCAACAACTTCAATATCTAAAGTAGATGAGTGATTATACAACCAAGTATCAAATTTAGGTCCTGATTCTTTTTCTCCAAGATAATTTACCCCAATACTTTCCCCAACTGATGCATATTTTGAATTAACGATATTATCTGATGGTTTAGATATTGTTCCAGTTATTCTCATGGTACAAACTTTTTCTGGATCACCGTCCTCATATCCAAAAATAAAAGTATCATCAATAATATCACTATTTTCTGGTAATCCACTATCTACAATACCAGTGCATCCGAAAAATTGATTTTCAGATTTTGATGTGTATGATGCAACTAAGAACTCGTCAAAGTATTTGTATATAAATGTTCCTGTAGTTCCAAAACCAACTGTTGATTCAACGTTAATAGTAGGTGAACCAATTGGTGCTTGTTCAGTAACTTTTGTTTTAGTTCCGATATTAAATGTACCAAAATGTGCAGATTTATCAAATGATAGTTTGTAATATTTCTTTGAACCTAAAAATACCTCTTGAATATTTGAAATTGTCCCATCTGCTGTTGGTTTATCAAATGTTCCTTGAAATATTTTGGTTGATATTAATTTAAAAGGATCACCTTCAATTACATCTACTATCATATTATCGGTCACTACCCATTCAGAGTCTGAAGATGCAACTGTATTCTCAAAAGGTTTTTCTATGATTACACTTTTACCAAAAAGAACTTTAAATAATATTTCTAAAGAGGCATCAGTTCCCTTTGATCTATAAAAATCTTTTGCTCTTGTTAGAATATTTTCAATACTAACCTGATCTACAAAATTTCTTCCCTCAAAACCTGGTAAAAATTGAAATTTATGTTTTCTGTAGAACTCATTTATAAAAATACTACTTAAATTTAAAACTTGAGTATTTTCTAAATGTTCCGCACTGTCCGTAACACTAAATGTAAGATATTCATATTTTTCAATTGATGATATTGAACTAAAACCACGAACACATCCAGTAAATGATGTAGGTGTTTTTCCAGTGTAAGTAATAATTTCATTGTCAATTTTTAAAAGACCATACTGGTCGGGATATCCAGTTGTTGTAGTAACTAAAATTTCATCATCGAAAGCACTAATATCCGCAGTTAAATTATTTGAAATTCTGACATTTAAAATATTATTTGAAGTAGCACCAATATCTTTTAATAATGACAAATTATCAGACAAATATGTTGACCCAAAATCATGTTCCTCTGAAATATAATATTGATTTAAAAAATCCTTAAAATCAGGACTCTCTTGATGAATAAAATCCAGTATCTGACTATCAAGAATATTTGATATTTTAACTTTTTTAAATTTGGATGTGCCTATCATTGGTTATCTTATATACGTTTTTCTACTAATAAAACTAGATGGTGGCATATAATTATTTCCTGATCTATTTGATCCAGAAGATACTACATCTTCAATTAAATTCAATTTACTATTTGCGGATACATCTAAAATAATATATAAATTTTGCTTTGCAATAATATCATTTGATTCTGGTATAACTTGTATTTCAATTTTACCATTTATTGATGTAGATGCAATATTTGTTGGAAAAATTACAATTTCTCCTTTAATATAATCAATTGTTCCTGCATTTTGATTTATATATACCACTTCATCAAGATCAGATAAAGTAAAAAATTTAATAACTCCTGTTTTTTGATTAGAATACGGAAAATCAGTCATATAAACGTCACCACTAACACCATTTATTTTAAATCCTGTAGATTTCACATTAAATCCTTCCAAATCTGCATGAAATTGATTTGAGTAACAAATTTCATAAGTAGCTAATTCATTATATAAAGGAACAAGATTTCTTCTAATCTTGATGTTTGTAATGTTAGAAGTTATTCCGTAGTCAACACTATCAATGACTGATTGAAGTTTACTATATTTTAATCTACCACCAAAAGAATTAATATCAGATGATTTTGCATAACTTTGAATAGCAGATGTAATTCTTGTTTGTAAATTTAATTTATCTGGAATAAAACTGGAATTATAAGCAACAGTCGATTCATATTCAACATAGAGATACTTTAGATCAAGTAATTCTTGTTTAATTCCAGCGACAGTGTATTTTTTTAAATTTGATTTGATACTATCTTTTAATGCTTCAGATATTACATCTCCATTTTTTGGTTTGATTGTAATATAAACTCTTCCATATTGAGGTGGATCTAATTCCTCTCCACCATAAGCAGTTACGGAGTCGATATTTGCGTATAAACTTGGTATTAAACTTGAATAATCATTGGCTGTAACTGCTCTATACTGCGACGCATAGACCCTTGGAGCAAGGTATTTTACGTTATCTATAGTTTCTATCCCATCTCCATTTTCGGCAGACTGAGTGGTTGTTATATTGGATATTCCACTTGTTACAGATCCTATATTAGACGTAATAGTACCAGAGAATGTAAAGTTATTTGCACCATTTCCATCAACACCATTATTAACAATATATGATACTGTGATTTCGCTTCCGTTTTCTGGTTTTTTCCCTAAAAGATTATCCCCAAATATGATTTGATATTTTTCATCTGCAATTTCTTGTACAAGAAAAAGTCTAGATCTAGCATTTACTTCGAATATATTTCTGTATTCTTCATAATTTTCTATGATACCCTTTGAATTTTTAATCTCGACACGAATTGTAGTGGTGTCAATGTTACTATTGTCTAAAATAAATGTTTGATTTGGTTGAGATGAATCAACTATAAACTTTTTTGTAATATAATTTCCTTCATATATTGAAATATTATTAAAATATGCAATTTTTTTGTCTAATCCAACATTTAAAATTGTACTTGTGGGCACTGTAATATCTTCTGGAATTGAAAAAATATAATTTCCACTGGTAACTGATCCAATTGCAAAAATTCCTGCCTTTAATGTTGCAAATACTGCTTCTTGTGTTCCAAAATCAACTGATAAATTGACTTTTGCAACAGCAGATCTTGCTGAACGAGGAACATATCCAATATTTCTTGCTAATGATGTTATATTTTCTCTAACAGTCGCACTATCAAGGAATGTTTCATTAACAGCCATATTTGTATTATATGACGTAATATATGAATTATACGCTAAAGTATCAATTAAGACGGAAAAATTTGACCCTTCGAAGTCAAAATCACTGAACTTTGAACTACTTCTTAAGTAATCTTTAATTTGAGTTCGTAACGAATTAAAATCTAAATTAGTAAATTGATTAAATGACATTATAATTTGCTCGGTTGTAGTAAAAATTCGATATTTTGTATTGGAAGTGGTAAACCAACTATGTCATATTCCACTTTAATGTTCAATTCATATGAATCAACTGATGATTCTGCATTAACTGAATTAACTTTGATTCTTGGTTCATAATTTTTAAGTGTATTTTCAATATCTTGTTCCAAAAATTCAGCAACATCTGGATCATTTAGTTCAAAAAGTGCTTGCCCCATCCTAGTTCCAATTAATGGATTAAAAAATCTCTCATTTATAGATGTTCGACACAAATTTATTACAGATTTCTTGATCGCATCCTCATTTTTAAGGATTGTGATGTCATTTGTAACTGGATGTCTCGTAAAAGATAGACTTATATCCTTAAATGCACGAGAAATTGAGGTAGGCATTCAAATATGATGTACTTTGCTAATATATGTATAATGGTTTTAACAAAAAAATATTTTTAATCAGTAACGAGAAGGAATTTTGTGAATTTTGTCGTCTTGAAGCACCCAAACATCATTATTCATCTTTTTATATTCAGTTTTTTTCTCGTTTTCATCATAAAGAGGTGCTTCATCATGAGTTACCTCTTGAATTATTCTTTTTTTGTTGGAATTTTCCATTTTAATTTTATTTATCCTAATTCAAGTTCATTTTTATCTTCATTTTTGCGTTCTTTTGCTGTTTTCCAGAAATAATTCTCTTCTGAACCCAATCCATC